CAAGGCGATTGTTTGTTCACTTCAGAAGATAAAAAACTTGCAAGTATAGATGGAGATACAATGATTACTTTTACTCCTAATACAATTACATATGCAATGCCTATTGATAGTCCTGTAGGAAAACAGATTGCAAGAGCAAGAATGGGAATAGTTTTTCATACATCTTATAGTGGTAAAGATATGAAAAGTTTAAGTGCGTCTTATGGATATGTAAGAGGTGTTAGAAGTGGGTCAGTATGGATTCCATCGGCACAATATAAAGACGCTAGTGGTAGTGCTAGTTTTAGTAAAGGTGAAATTGCTAGATTTAATGCAATGTTAAGAATGGCAGAAGGTAGTTTAGGAAAAGCTGCTCCATTATTAAATGAGTTTGATAGTAGAGACCCAATATCAGTAGGGTTTAGATTAAAAAGTTATTTCAATTCTATCATAAGGGATAGTAGAGGTACAATAGGTAGTGTTAAAATACTACAACAAAATTTTAGAAGTTATTACGAAAACTTTATAGACGCAGAAATAGATAGTAGAAAAACTGAAAAAGGTAAAGCAAAATTTAAAGACGCAAAAGAAATAAACTTAAAGTTTATTGATAGAAATAATAGAGCATTATATATGGCAATAGCAAGTTATATAACTCTACAGAATTGTAAGAATATATTATTACAGAAGTTAGCACAGATACAAAGTGTTGGACATTTTATTAGAACGAATAATGGTTATAAGGTTACGGCACCAGAAGGATTTGTTGCTACTGATAGAATAGGTAATGTAGTTAAGTTAGTAGATAGATTAGAGTTTAGTAGAGCAAACTTTACTATCGCTAAAGATTGGGTAAAAGGATAATGAAAACATACGAAGAAAAATCAGCAGAAGTAAAAAAGACATTAAATAAACCTTTCAGATTGCCTTCAGGCAATTCAAAAAAGTTTGGTGTTTATGTTAAGAACGGATCAGGTAAAGTAGTTAAGGTAACTTTTGGCGATCCTAATATGGAAATTAAAAGAGATAGCGAAGACAGAAGAGCGTCATTTAGAGCAAGACATAATTGTGATAATCCAGGACCTAAATGGAAAGCAAGATACTGGAGTTGTTATCAATGGAGAGCAAGTAGTAAGGTTAAAAGTTAATGAAGTGTAAAAATTGTCACCACGATTGTCATTGCAACGAAGAACTACACGCAGATGAATATGGCGTGTGTGTATGTGATGATTGTAGTTGTGGGAAACGACCTTTTAACGAAGATGAGTTTAATGGAGAATAAATGAAAACATTTAGAAATTTTTACGAACAACAATTACTTGAAGACAAACAAACAAGAATTATTATTATGGGTGGACCTGGAAGTGGTAAGTCAACCTATTCAGAATATTTGATTAGACGATATGGAATAAAACATATTTATCCAGGTGGTCTATTAAGAAAAGAGATAGATAAAGGTGGTGCAGAAGCAGAAAAAATTAAAAACTTATTAGATAAAGGACAATTTGCACCAAACGAAATAGTTTTAAAACTTATTAAGGAAGCATTATTAGAACCTGACGCTAAAAAAGGTTATATTATGGATGGCTATCCTAGATATATGCAACAAGTTAGAGATATGGAACGAGAAGGAATTGGTTATGATGTAGTTGTATTCCTAGATGTTTCAAAAGAAGAAGTGATTAGAAGATTATCAAAGAGAGGAAGAAAAGATGATACACCAAAGATTATATCAGATAGGATTGCTCTCTATAAAAAAGAAACTGGTCCAGCGATAGACCACTTTAGAAAGAAACCTGGTTTTATTTCTATCAAAGCAGAAGGAAAAGAAGCAGGAGATATAGCTAAAGATATAATGAAAGAGATTGATGGAAAAATATAAACCATTACCAGATGGATTAAGAATACAAGATAGCAAAATACACGAACAAGGTTTATTTGCTACAAAAAAGTTTGACAAGATGGATGATTTAGGTATAAGTCATATCAAAATTGGAAGAGAATTGTATAGAACTCCATTAGGAGGTTTTATTAATCATAGTGATAAACCAAATTGTCAAAAGATTGAAGTAGATAATAAATGGTATCTACAAACATTAAGAGATATTAAAAAGGGAGAAGAGTTAACATTAAAGTACACTTTTTATAAAGTATGAAACAATTTAAACAAGTAATACAAGAAGGTGTTTATGACCCAGGTATATTCAAGGCATTTTTCCTTGCAGGTGGACCTGGTTCAGGTAAGACTTATGTTACCAATAGAGCAACTGGTGGTATGGGTTTGAAGTTAGTTAATTCAGATACAAGATTTGAAAGATATTTAACAAAGGCAGGATTAAGTTTAAAAATGCCTGATAAAGAAGCTGCTTTAAGAGATCCATTAAGAGCAAGAGCAAAACAAATTACAGGTGACGCAATGGATATCTATATTAGAGGTAGACTAGGTTTAGTTATAGACGCAACAGGAAGAGATTATAATATTATCAGTAAACAAAAATCATTATTACAAATGTTAGGTTATGATTGTTATATGATATTTGTAAATACAAGTTTAGAAGTTGCGTTAGAAAGAAATAGAACTAGAACTAGAAGAGTGCCAGAAGATATTACTAGAAAGAGTTGGCAAACCGTACAAAATAATATTGGAAAATTTCAAACTACTTTTGGTAGAAGTAATTTTATTATAGTAGATAATAATAATGCAAGTGAAAATATATTACATAAATTATGGACTAGAGTTAGAGGATTAGTAAGAGCACCTGTTAAAAGTGGGATAGCTAAAAGATGGATGCAACAACAATTGGCAATTAGAACTCATATTAAAAAATGGGAAAAAGAAAAATCAAAAGCGTGGTACAAAAAAATTGATCCAATAGCCAAAGGATATAGATAAAAATGATTTTTAGATTTAAAAATTTTATAAAAGAAAGTATCATAGATATACCAAGACGAACATATGCTCCTGGTGTATTTGATGACGCTGATACAAAGAATCCAAAACTTAAACCAAGTGTTGTTAAACAAATAGAAGACCAAATAAAAGTTTTTGCAAAAGAATATCCTGTAATTAAAATAGGATTAATTGGTTCTATCTTAACAAAGAGATACCGTGATGACGCAGACTTGGACATCAATGTATTGTTTGATATACCTGAAGATAAAGATAGACCAGCAGAAAGAGAAAGATTAGTTATGAAGTTTATATCTTCATCTAATCCAAAAAATGTACAAGGTAAATTAATACCAGGTACGAAGCATCCGATTAACTATTTTATGATAGCGGATCCAAAAATATATGATGACCAACAAGAAAAGGCAGACGCAAGTTTTGATATAAGAAAAAATAAATTTATAAAGAGACCAGCAGATTTTGTTTTCAATGTAAATGATTATATCAAAGACTTCAATAGAAAAGTACAAGAATTAGATGTAGTCAAAGGAGAATTAAAAAGAGATATAATTGACTATGACGAATTAAAAGAATTAGGTCCTAACGATATAGAAAACTTACAAAGTAAAATAGAAAAGAAACTTAAAGAGATAGAAGATAGTATAAAGGACATAATAAAAATAGGCGATGATGTTGACGCAGATAGAAGAGCAGCGTTTGATAAAGATATGTCGCCAGATGAAATTAGAAAGTATGGTATTAAAAATAGATTACCTAAAAATGTAATCTATAAGATGTTAGAAAAATATCACTACTTAAAATTTTATAAGAAATGTAAAAAGATTTTAGATGACGGCAAGGTTACAGACGCCGAAATTGATAGTCTTAAAGAAGCAGTAGGTTCACCTAAAAAACATATAGCATTTACATTTGGTAGATTTAATCCACCTACAATAGGACACGAAAAACTTATTAATAAAGTGGCAAGTGTTAGTGCTAATGATTACTTAATCATACCTACTAAAACAACAGACGCAAAGAAAAACCCATTAAAGATTACTGACAAGTTGAGAATAATGAAACAGATGTTTCCTAGACACTCATCAAAGATAAAACAAATCCCAGGTGCTAGAACAGCAATGGAAGTTTTAAATAATCTAAATGGAAAAGCAAATCAAATAACTATGGTCGTAGGAAGTGACCGAGTAAGAGAATTTGATACTCTTCTAAACAAATATAACGGAGTAAAAGCAAGAGGAACTAATTACAAGTTTGATAAAATTAATGTAGTAAGTGCTGGTGAAAGAGATCCAGACGCTGAAGGAGCTATGGGAATGTCAGCAAGTAAAATGCGAGACGCCGCTAGCAAAAACGATTTACAAAGTTTTAAAAGAGGTCTACCTGTATCATATAGAGATAAAGATGGACTATTTAAATTAGTAAGAAAAGGAATGAACCTAGAAAATACAACAGGTGCAGGACTTGGAACATATGCTCCAAGTGCTGATATTAATCCTACAGCAAAGAAAAAAGTAATCGTAGAAAGATTTACTCAATGGCAAATTAGAGACTTGTATATCCGTGAACAATTATTTAACAAAAATGATATTGTAAATGATACCATACAAGAGGTAACAGGTAAAGTAATCCGTAGAAGTACAAACTATATTGTACTAGAAGATAAAGAATCTAACTTACACAAATGTTGGATATGGAATTGTCTACCAGTTAGTAATGTAGATGAAGTTAAACTACACGAACACAACCTAGATGTTGATTATGGTTTTGAAGCAGTATCGGAAACGGAAGTCAAAATGAATAAACAGAAGACATATGAAGATATAAAAAAACGAGAAGAATCGTATGAAATAGGCAAAGATTACGCTAATCATACTAAAGAAATTACACCTGGAGAGACGCCAAGTGAAAAACCAGTAGATAGTAAGACGAGAGCAGAACAATCAGCAGAAAAAATAGACAAAGAAGACATAAAGAATTGGGCTGCTTCAAGTGAGACTATTGATAAATATAAGACAAGATACGGAGAAGATTGGGAGAAAGAACTAGAAGAAGCAACGAATAAGATGGAAGAACGATTAAAGGTTCAATCTTTCAAACAATTTAATAATTCGCAAGGGGATTAAATAATATGACAAGATATACAAAGTCAATGCGAGAGGCAATGGAAGAAGTCTGGGCTAATGATATAACATTGGACGAAGGCAAGATGAAAACCATCGCTACTATGTTCGCTGACGGCAAATCAGCAGAAGATATAGCAAAGAGAATGAAACTACCTCTCTCAACGGTTAAAACTATACTTGGAGAAGAAGACATACAAGAAGCAATGTTGTGGGAATTTTCAGATGGACAAATTGCTAAACTTAAACAAGATTACGCTAGTTTAAAAGGTGCTAAGATTTCACTTGCGAGAGCAAACCAATTAAGAAATATCTTTGACAAGATAACAAATTCACAACTACCAAAATTATACAAAGCAGATATTCCATTCCTTTCTACTATGGCATTAA